TCAACAATAGTGCTGCTAATGTCCGTCCCCATGCCGTGGAGGACGTCGATCTCGTCGGCGTCCTTCAGGGTCAGCGTATACAGATTCGTCGTGAGCTGCGCCGGTATTACGAGCCGCAGTAGCTCACCGGATATTCCGCCCACCACGCCCTGTACGATGCCGTTGGTAGTGATGTCCCACGTGATCACAGATTTCCTGATGCTGCGCGAGCCTGTGTCTATCGTGACATCACCAGCAAGGGCCGCACCCGCCACGAGGGCGAGTGCAGCTATACCGGCTATGAGTGAGTTACGCATCAGTTATCCGTGTTGAACCTACGGACCCAGTTCGTGCCGATCAGGTCGAACGCGATCAGGTCAGTATATCCGAGTTCAATCGGGGTACCGCCCACATCGACGAATCCCTGCGCAGCGTCGAAGAAGACGTTTGTGTCGTCGGAGTCGTTGTAGAAGACAACGTGTTTGACGTCGCCCGATGCAACGGCCAGCGCTTGCGTGATCACAGCTACCGGCCTGAGCAGGTAGTAAGATGCCGCCACCGTCTGAGTATGTAGCGACACCGCTCCCGCCGTGATCACGACCGATTCATCGGCAGACAGTCCTGACTGCGTGACTCCACTCAGTGCCGCGTCGTTCAGCGTCGCGCTGTGCAGCGTCGCACTGTAGAGGCTCGCCCCGTTCGTCGTCATCTGAATGTTTGTGACGGCAGTTGACGGCGCCCAGTAGATGATCTCTCCCTGCCCCTGCGGGCCGGAGAACTTCACCTTAACGTCTGCGCCTTCGCAAACGCTTGCGCATATCACAGCAGAGGCGATAATCACGCTTCCGAGTATCTGTATCATTCGTCGCATTCTCTTCTCCTTGTGCTTCCGTTGGCGGCGAGGTGAGCGGGTCAGACTCACCCCGCCGCAACGAGGAAGCGAGGACTTCCGGACTACAAAGCGGCGTTAGCCATGTTCTTGGCCTGCGCACCGTAGCGAGGCTCGCGAGCGATGAACACTACCGAGGCAATGCCGTTGGTGATGTCCGCGATCGTGATGCTCAGATGATCGAAGTCGTTCGCAACGTCGAGGTCTTCTGCTCTTACTTCGATCAGGTAGACCATCGCCTTTTCGGCGCCACCAGCGAGGAACGTGTCGGACACAACGGCTGTCTCAGTAAGGACTGAGCCGTTCGTCCCCACGTCGAGGTTCGCAAACATCTGCTCGAACCCAAGCGCCTTGACGCTCGTGCCGGAGGTGTCTGTCGCCTGCGTCAGTGCAACCGCGCCAGTATCCGATCCGGTGGAAACGTCCAGCGAGATCATAATCGTCACACGCCGATACTGACTCATGTCGCAGTACCGAGCCGAGAAGCTCGTGACGGCGGCGGGTTCAGCGGCCTGCAAGAATGCTGCGTTTTCTGCGAGAAGCTGTTTCATGGTGTGCTCTCTCCTGTGCTTTCGTTGAAGCCGTCAGGGGGTGAACTGCTCACCCCCGTCCGGTCATAGTTGTCTAGCTGCGGGTCTGGATCTGTACGAACGGTGACAGCGTGTCGCCATTCTCAGGTGTGAATACTGTTCGGTCGATGGGCTGACCATCCACATATTTGACAATGCGGAATGCGGTCTGCGAGTAATCGAACTTGAGATGTATGCTCTGTGCAACATCCGGCCCGCTCTGATCGTCAGCGACGATGAAACGGGAAGCGTCACAGATGCTCAGATCGCCGACTGTGCCAACGGTCTTTGCCTTCTCGGTCCACATCAGCGGGTAGCCGTACAGGCTCGGGAACGGACGCCCTGCGGCACCGTTCGCGGGCATCCAGACGAGCGAGCCGCCTGTGCCAACAACAACGCCCATCTCAGTCATCGAGGGCAGGCATGTCTTGTTCGCCGCCCAGAAGATCGAGTTCGCGTTGAAGTCACGGTGACGAGCGACGGCATTGACTACGTTCTTGTGAACGATGGTCTCTTTCGTCTGGCTCGTCTCTTTGTCGACCGTGAGCTGTGCGCCACTGTTGAGCATACCGAGAGGTTGCTCTGCGCCGGTCCCGAACAGGAACGCGGTGTCTTCTTTCCAGTTGATCGCGGCCCCGCCCATTGACAGAAGCATCGTGCCAATGCTTATCGGGCTGAACTTGATCATCTCGTCGGAAGAGTACATGAACACCGACAGAGGCCGGAGCTTGAGATCGACCGTCTCGAAGTGAGGACGTGAGCTTGTGCGCTGGCCCAGCTCTCCCGGCCAATACACCGTGACTCCACCGTAGATCGTACCGTCAGAGCGGTCCGTGTCTTCCACGACAGGCATCGACAGTGCGAGCGTCTGGAGGTTCATCCGCATTGCACGCGGTCGAATGAAGCTCTCGTAGCTGGCAGAGGTCATCAGTTCGGTGCTGAAGCCGCTCGGGAGCAACGCGCCGCCGAGTGAATCCTGCCCTGCTTCGAGCCCACTGCCCGCAGCCTTGATCTGCTTCTCTGCGCGACCGAGACACTTGCCGAGATTCTCGGAAGGGTGCCCGGTAGCTTGCAGACCGACGAGGTCCATCGCCAGAGCACTCAAGCCCCATGCGAGTTCCTTGCGGTCCTTGGTGTCGGCGTTCTTGCAGTAGCCGCCGGTCGGGTCGTCTTCGGAGCGATCCTTGACGTCGATGACGAGCTTCTTCTGCTCTTTCTTCACTTCGGCGATCACCTCGTCGACGAGACCACGCTTCGTGGCTTCGCGCTCTTCGAGCGTCTTGCCTTCGGCGAGTCCGTCTGCGATAGGGTCGTGAGCGACGGCAGCGTCAGCTTCGATAAGCGCCAATGCGTCCTTCTCGTCGAGTTCTAGCACCGTACCTACTTCGTGCTTCTGGAAACGTGCCAGCAGCTTGATTGTCATTTTCTTCACGTTCTGTGCTCCTTGTTGCTGTTCTGTCTGGCAGATGGCTCGCTATGACGCAAGCGGGCTGCGCTTGATGAAATCGACTATTAGGTTAGAGGCGACCCCTCGCTTTGTCAATCGCGTTGTGGATGACGCCGCCAAGAGCGCCACCCTTCCCTATGGTCCGAGGCTCGCTGATTACTCTGATGTCGCCGGCCAGAGTTACAGGCTCGCCAGACGCAGCGGGGGTCACCGGGAGAGTGATGCTCTTCTCAAGTTTTTCGAGCGCAGTGAGGGTCTTGTCGCTGATCTCGATACGCTCCTGCTCCGGATCCTGCTTCTTCTCGGGCGCCTTCTCTTTGCCCTTGTCAGGCTCGACGCCGAACGTCAGCAGTGCGATCTGCTTCGTCGCCTCGTCAGGTGTGATCGTGCCATTCTTCAGCAGCGCCTTGATCGCGTTGACGGCAGCAGCTTCGCCCGTGTCGATGCCGATTGTCTGCTTCATCTCGTCTGTGAGCTTGACGGCACCCTTCGCCACGGCGAGCGTGAGCGCATGGATGTTGGCCGGAACGCTGACCTCGGAATGCTCAAGCAGCAAGCTCCTTGTGATGATGCGCGTTATGTTCGCCGCGCCCTTCGCGAGATCGGACCACTTGCTCGTGATCTGACTGAGCGCCTTGTCCCAGTCGTTATGCCCAGGCATCGTCCACGCTAACGGCACGAAGCCGATGCTGCTTGTCCGCAGATGCCCTTCCTGCTTCAGCGTGAAGACATCGTCGGCTCTCTGGATCGTGGAGTATCGCGTCTTTGCCAGCAAGCCCACCTCGTCAGGCTTGATCCAGTCGTCGGACCCGATAGGAAGCTCGGAGTAGTCGTGGTTCACTAGCACTTGCGGAGCCAGCCTGAACTCGTTCAGCGCTATGCCAGACGGCACGACGACCTCGTTATCGCGATCTATGTGATGCGTGCTGACGTACTGCACAGCCGCCCGCTCGCCTTCTTCGAACTGAGCGTCAGCAGATGCAGAGCGCCGCTTTACGTCTACGTCGTCTTCGTTCAGCCCCTCTGACTTGAGTGCGACATGAACCGCGTCACGCAGTACGACTGGCAGGCGTTCCATCAGTGCGCCGATCTTCACGATGTCTTTCATAGCTCTATGATCTCCGGTCTGAGTGTGCATCTACAATTCGGATGTAACGGGGGCGCGTCGATTGTCGCGTAGTTCAGATTCATCGTGATCGTTGTCGGCTCGCCCTCGGCATCCTTGAACGGGACAGTGTACGCCGTGCCCTCGACAAGCGGCTCGCCATTGACGGGATCGTTGAACGGCTCACCGAGCTGCACGACCTGGCCGTCGAGCGGCGCACAGTACGGGCAGGCATCACCGAGCGCGTCCCATACCTTACCGACGACAGCGTCAGTCTGCGACCACGCGATCTCTTTGCCAGCATTGAACACCCGGCTCGTCTCAGTGCGTGCGATCTGCAAGGCGCGGTCCCGCTGCTCGTAGCCCTCGAACACGCCGGTCATGCGCGTCTTCAGTTGCCGCGTCGTCTCGCCTTCGAGCACGCCCTCAGAGAGCGCCTTCTGTAAGTCATCCGATACACTCTTGCTGATCTTCTCGGCGAACTTGAAGCTCGTGTCGCGGATCGCTGTCTGCACCGTCGGGGCCTCTACCCACTCAGGCACACTGACGCCCATCGCAGCAAGCGCACCGTCACCACTGGCGACCAGTACGTCGGACAGGATCGGTTGCGAGAGTTCGGCGAGTTCCTTCGCATACGGCTCGAAGTCGAACACCATCTGCTGTGCGACCTTCAGCTCGAATCGCTTCTCAGGCTGTGCGCGGCTGTCTAGCTGGCCTGTTACGTCCTTCAGCATCTTCGCCCACACAGACCGGACAACGGCCCGCAGGCGCTTCTCTGGAGTGTCAGGCGCTGCGTTAGCGCCGCCAGTGCGTTCCCTGTCGATGTCTTCTTCGTCAGCGGCCTTTGTCAGCAAGAGCGGCACCCCGTCGAGTCCGCGCATACCCAGCATCGCAGGGGGGGCCTGTGTGCCGAGCGGCGCCACGTTGTTGCGAGCGATAGGAAGGTGTCCCCACGAAACAGGTTCCTGACCT